CGGAGGTGTCGCACCCTCAGGAGGCACCGTCACGCCACCTGCACCACCAGCTTTTGTTGTGACATCCTCAGCAGGAAGGAGTTTCTCAAGCATCTTGTCACTGAGCTTGCCGTATTCCTTGAGCACATACTTATGCCAGACGATCTTGTCAAAGCTGACCTGATCACCCAGAGCCAGCAATCGATCTATGATGTCAATACGAATCTCAATCAACTGCTGACGAGGCACCTCTTCGAGGTAGCTCACAGGTGTCATGCAGAGAGTGAACTCATTCTTCTCCTCGAACGGATCGAGTCCTTGGAAGGCCATATCAAGCATGATGAGGCGGCTAACTCCAAGCAGGAAGTAGTGCTGAAGCTTCGCCGGAATCTTGGCGTAACGAGCATCCTGCACACTGAGGTTCAACTTGGAGTCGTAGGGGACGGAACCCTGAACGTTGTAACCAAAAACGCCCGGCGGGATGCGAACAGCGGCATGGTACCGAGCGAGGTACCACTCAAGGTCCGCGACATCATTGACATTGTTCGAGCCATTAAGTCGCTCAACCTTACTCTCACGCCCTTGAACATGCGGCCAAAAGATATCATCAGTACCTGTCCACGGATTGAAATCGGTGCGAAGGTTCCCCGTACGCTCGTCAACAAACTTGTTCTTCTTGATCCCCTCCGCAAACCGACGCATGTACTCCCCGGCCTCCTCGTCAGACATACCGGTCACGTCAATGGTAAAGATATCCCTGTCAGGATGGCGCTGCAGGCGATAGATGATCGCTGAGTCTTCGGACATCCTGAGGCGGCGGAAGGGACGCCGCGCACTGACGAGGAGACTGGTGCCGTACATCTGGCTCAGCGACCCCATCGTCCTGAAGTGGATAAGCTCATGAGGCTGAACATTGATACCTTGAGCGTTCTCCATGTCAGGGCCAAGATAGAAGCCAAGCAACTCCCCAGTGCCCTTTTCCTCAAACCGCTTGAAGAACTTGGGATGGTACATGCGCCAGTAAGTAATGCCCTCACCCGGCTCCCACCATAGCTCAACAGGAAGGTCACCGTACTTAGCCATGGCCCGGATGATAGCCTCAGTACGTTCCTCCAGCCTCACCCGCTCAAAGAGACTGTCAATGATCTTGCGAACATTGTCACTGCAATTCTCCGCCCAGACCTTGCGGCCTGTCGCCACGTCAGTCTGAGAAGCATCCTCAGCATAAGTGTCCAAAGTGGCGGCGGGAAGATCATCACCGTCCATGCTATCTACTTCTTCGTATGTCTCAGTGCGCTTTTGACCGATCCGCATCCGATCTGAATAAAAACCATACATCGTCTCAAAGTCATCGGTAGTGAGACCACCTCCAGCAAACACCTTTGGCTGCTTGTCTTTCCGGCCCGCAGGAGTGATGCGCTGAATCTTTGGTCTGCCATAGATCACTCGCCTCACAGCATTGAAGATGCGGCCACCGAGACCAATCTGGTCCTCGGACAGTGGCTCTCTTCGATCTTCGGGCATTGGACTCTCCTATACTATAGGCACCACATTGGTAGGACCGCTCTCGACCTGAACCTTTGTTAGTTGGGTGAAACTGGGCTTCTTAGGCATGAGACCATAGACAGCGCCGCACAGAGCGTCAGCCACGTCCTTAGAGCCGTTAGAAGGCTTCAAGACCTTCCGTATGGTGATATCATGCTCCAACTCACTTAACTCCTTCGTCAGGACCTGATGTTCGTATATAGACATCAGACCCGATTCGTAGACCCCCCTCAAGTGAATATACGGCTCATCAGTGGTGTCCACGCTGAGATATTTAGACTCGATGCCTCGCTTTCGCAAAGCCGTTTGTGAGTGACGGCTCTGGTACTGATCGAAGGATACCTGCTTGAAAGTGAAACCATTGTTCCGCAACCACAGTACAAAATCAACGATCTTCTCGAAATCAATCTCTCCATGACCCTTAGGAGGCGGATTGATCTGGAGCACGAAATCGACCATCACCCTGTTGTAGATACCCTCAGGTTGGTAGTGAACGCAGGCGATCCCTGCCGAACAGTCCGTGGAGGCCAAGTCGATATGCATGACCCGAGGTGTTGTTGGGTTTATGCGTGCCCGGCGATGCCCCTCATGCACAGAGAACAAGACATCATCTTTGACGATATCCTGAAGCGTGATAGGAGACTTGTCACTTATTGTGACAGCAAAAGTCCTAAATGGGTGAGCAAGACCAAACTTCTTACCGGACTTCACGGCAGTCTTCAGGACCTCCCTACGCCGGAAAAGCGAGGACGCAGCAACGGTGGCTCGACCGCCAACGTTTCGGATGGCTTCATCTAGGTTCAACTCGAACTCAGTACGATGCTCCTCAGGGACTTCCAGCAAATTTCCATCGTGAGGAGGCTTCATCCCTGCTTCTACTATCCGAGAAGAAGTAACCTCGTCTCCGATTACGACAATCTAATCCGTGCTCCTTGATGTGTACTTCAAGGAAGTCAGTCTGGGCACGTCGCTGTGACAGTAGCATTAGCATCCACGGGGTAATGCCGCCCGGGGAGGCGAGAAACTGCAGCCGAGCACGTTCACGAATAGCTGTGTAGAGCTTCTGGGCCTGACCAAGCTCTTCCAAAGCTGATTCCCGGCCCCTACGGTCGGCTCGGCGCATGAAGTTCATCTCATCAAGGATCGCGCCAATCAACGTTTCACCCAGCGCATGAAGTTCCGTTGATCCCGAAAGGACCTCGATGTTCCGAGGGAACCTCAACTGATCAGATACATTAGCCTTCTGCCGTGCGAACCTCTCCTTGAAGTAAGGGGAGTGATCCACCATTTCTCGGACACGACTGTACATACCCTTCGTCTTGTACTTGAACAGGTTAAAGATACCGTACCGAATTTCAGAACCTTCCATCAGGCCAAAGTAAGACTGGGGTGATCGTAATAGCGACAGAACATAGAGGCGGTAAACGAACATACAGACCGCCATCGTTGTATTGTGGGTAACAATGAAATCATCAGTAACATAAAGAGATGCAGGTGCGTCGGTGCTGATGCACTGCACCTGCTGTTTACCTATTGCCTCAATAGATTCGATAGCACGGCTTGGTTGATACCGTACTCGTAGACAATAGTTGCGCAGCTTACGTGCTAGTGAAAATGGAGCATAACAAGCAGGCATAGCCAACCTTGCTCGATACCTGCGTCGGCCTTTCGTAAGACCATCTGAACAACGAGCTACGCCACCTAAAGATTGGACAAGGAAAACAACGTCGTCACGAAGCTGCTCGGAAGCTGACGAGAACTCAACCTTGTTATTCTTGCGTTCTACTGAACCATTGGTATCCATCAGGCCCCACAGCATAGAAAGCCGTGCTTGAACGCCAGCAAACTTGTACATCTCAGGGACATACTTCTCATGGGCTTTCTTGCCGTAACAACCCAAAAGACGCAAAGCACCCAAAATTGAATTGCAGCCACCTCGTTGGCCGCAGGTAATACTATAATCGTAATTAGCACGGTGCCTAACCCTTAGCCCAGCAGGCAGCGAATTGCTGACTTTATCCAGTATCTCTTGGTCAACAGTTGAGAAAGATACTGAGTTTGAGCCAGAGATATCTCCATCACCTAGCAAAACACCAAGAAGGTAGGGGTCTATTGGAAGATCAGTTTCTTGAAATACCACAGGCTGCACCATGGGAATAAATGCCTGCCGCTGCCCTCGCTTGTTTTTGTAACACTGCATCAAGTCTTTCAAGGACACCGTTCGGTAAGGTGCGTTCTTGCTACATTCTGCCGGAGTACGAACATCCCAAAGGTGGTCAGCACAGCAATGGGTGAACGAACCATCAGAAAATGTGACCTTGTAAACCTCACGCAACCCCTGAGGAAACACGCCAGTTACATGATGAGTTTTTCCATCAACCCCTGTGATCTCAGCACCCACCTTCATATCGCCCATACTCTTCCACCCATGTGGCGTCAATATCCCAGCATCGAGCGGTTGCGCCTTGCCCCAACGGATCGAACCTGTCAGAATGGCTTCAATGATTTCATTCGCCGGGTCAAGTATCCAGCACATGTCCTGTCTATTCGCAGGGTAGAGACCCGAACCATAGCGAGCCATGTACTTGTCATCACTAAAGAAAACTGACGCAGGCACTGGGACCTCAGAGTAGTCCACTATCACAATCTCTTGCATCGTCTCACTGAAACCGTGATCAATGATTT